CCTACAGTAACACCAACTAATACTCCAACTAATACGACAACATCAACACCAACACCTACAGAAACCCCTAGAGTAACTCCTACTATGACTTTAAGTCCGACACTTTCAGTAACACCAACACAAACTGCTGAAACAACTCCTGACCCAACACTAACTCCAACACTAACTCCAACACAAACCGCTGAAACTACACCCGACCCAACACTAACTCCAACACCATCACCAAGTCTATGGTCACCAAATTCGACATTGACACCAGTAGCATGGATTGATGCTGGAGACACAAGTAGTTACAACACTTCGGGGTCTGTGTTGTCATCGGTAACGGACAAGTCGGGAACCTACATAATGGAAATTGGTAACTCCCCTACAGTTGTTAGTAATGGACTTAATAGTCTAAATGTATTTGATTTTAGTGGAAACGGTGAGTTTTTACAAAGTAGAACATATGAACCGCAAGTATCGTCTGGTAACCATTGGGCAGTTGGTGTATTTTTAGCAGACTTTGTCGATGCGGATAAAGATTCTTTCTGGTCTTATGAAACAAATACTTCCACAAGTACTAAAAGAGATTATGCAATATCATCAGGCGGTGAGGGTTCAAATATTTGGCCAGGTGAGCTTGACTTAGATACAAACAACGTAACTAACAGAATAAGTTCTACGATTGGTAATTTACAGGATTGGACTTTACAAAGCGTGTCAATTGATAACTGGGTTATTGTTTCATGTTGGTTTAACAAAACAGGTAATCAAATAGGTAACCGGGTTAATGGTAATAACGCATATACTCCTGTTAATGACTATGATAATTCAATTCAGACTAACCAACAATTAAGACTGATGAGAAATAGAGCATCTCAAGAATTGGATGGTCGTTTAGCCGAATTTATCGCGTATGCCACAATTCCTGGTACAGGAGGAACTGATTTAACACAATTAGAGAAGGCTGAGGGATATTTAGCATGGAGATGGGGATTAGTTGGTAATTTACCGTCAAACCACCCATATAAGAACAGTCCTCCGACTGCTTAATTAAACATATAAACTATTTATTGATAGTATGGAATTTTTTATAAGACAAAATAGTGAATTACCAATATTAAAAATGCAGGTCGTTAGAGACGGACGAACAGATGCATATAAAATATTTGACGCGGATTTAGATACTGCCACAATTAGGTTTTCAATGAAAAACGAAGCTAATGGTATTCCTAAAATTTTAATGGAAAACGCCTATATAACCGAAAAAATACAAGCCAACCCTGATGCCCCTTACGAATATTATATTTATTATAAGTGGCGTAAAAGAGATACAAATATAAAAGGTAGATTTATTGGAGAATTTCACGTTGAGAACTCTATGGGTCAATTAATCGCGCCAATAAGAGAAAATTTATATATTAATATAATTTAAGATATGAGTAATAATATAAGAAGAAAAAAGAGTTTAGTCATCGAAAGACTTAATCGTAGGTTACTTGGTGAGTCTGAAATGGACTGTCCAAATGCGACTCAAGATTTAGAGTTAAATACTAAAAATAGGGATTCGTCAATTAAATCTGAACACATAAAATACGGACCATTAAATGTTGATGAACCTGGAGATTATTGGAAAGATTTAGCCGAACATTGGGACACCACAGAGGTGGCCGCTAAAAAATCACTTTGTGGTAATTGTGTCGCGTTTGACATCTCAAACAGAATGGATGAGTGTATGCCTGGAGTGACATCCGATAAGGATGGTAGGTTAGGATATTGTTGGATGCATAATTTTAAATGTCATTCTGCGAGAACTTGCTATACATGGGCGAAAGGTGGTCCTATTGACGAGGATTCAGTATCTTACGAGTGGCAAGAAAGAAATACAAAATAGTTTGACAAAACTAAAATAGTTACTTATTATTTGTTTAAATGTTAAGAGTAATCACATCAGTACGATGTGAGCAAAATGTCTCAAACGAAAAACAAATATTATGGTATCACAAGAAGAAATTGAACAATTCCTCAACGGAGAGGACCCTGAAAAATACATAGTAGCGTTAGAATATGATTACGCTTCAGGAAAAATATTCAAGATAATTCAACACCCGGTTCAGGGTAAAGTAATCAAATCAGACACATTTATTCCATTTGCTTGGGTAGGTAACTTACATGGAGTTAATTTCTATGGTGGGTCAAAATCTGCACAAAAACAGGCGATGTCCACTCATGGAATTATTATCGATAAGTTAGAAACTCACGGAGATGAACGGTTAGAGGGTGGTCTAAAGTTTTTGGTTAAAACTACAAAGTCGTATAGTAACTTAGTTAACTTTTTTAAAGGCGGAGGATTAGACCCGTGGGGTCGAGGTAATTCGGATAATATTATGATATTACCACCTACTGAGCAATATCTAATACAAAAAAGTAAAAGACTATTTAAAGGTTTTGACGAGTATGATGAAGTACATAGATTTGTTTTCGATATTGAGACTACAGGACTTTCCCCTGAAGATAGTCGTATATTTCTTATTGGAATGAAAGACAATAAGGGTTTTGAGAAAGTTATTGCGTGTGAAAATGACGAAGAAGAACGTAAGGTTATTATAGATTTTTTTGATACCATCGCATATCTAAAACCAACGTTGATTGGAGGTTACAACTCTGCTTTCTTTGATTTTCCTTTTATTATTCGTAGGGCAGAAATATTAGGATTAGATATTAAAAAGATTTCTAAAACTCTTAATCCAAAACAAAGTTTGAGACAAAAAGAAGGTATGTTGAAATTAGCCAACGAAATGGAACCATACACTCAAACAATGATGTGGGGTTATAACATTGTAGATATTGCTCACGCAGTACGTAGAGCACAGGCAATCAATTCAGATATTAAAAGTTGGGGTCTTAAATATATTACCCAATTTATTGGTGCAGAAAAAGAAAACCGTGTATATGTTGAGGGAGATAAAATTGGTAAAATTTATTTTGATAATAAAGACTATTACCTCAACCCTAAAACAGGTAAATATAAAGAAGTGGGTAGTGTAGGTACTGAGAATTTGATGGAGAGATTTCCGGGTCACTATCAAAAAGTTAATGGTAATTACATTATTGAACGTTATCTATATGATGATATATGGGAAACTATGGTTGTTGACGGAGAGTACAATCAAGCAAACTTCTTACTTTCTAAATTAGTACCAACAACATATGAAAGACTTTCTACTATGGGTACCGCCACATTATGGAAAATGATTATGGCCGCATGGTCATATAAACATAATTTGGCAATCCCTAAAAGGGGGGAAAAAAGACCTTTTACAGGTGGATTATCTAGATTAATGGCGGTAGGGTATTCTACAGACGTTTTAAAACTCGATTACTCTTCACTTTACCCATCAATTCAGTTAGTTCACGATGTGTTCCCTAAATGTGACGTTACAGGGGCAATGAAAAGTATGTTAAAGTACTTTAGAGATACTCGTATTAACTATAAACAATTAGCTGCCGATTTATATGTTAGTGACCCTGAACAATCAAAAAAATACAACCGTAAACAATTACCAATTAAAATCTTTATTAATGCATTTTTTGGTTCATTATCCGCACCACATGTATTTCCGTGGGGTGATATGGATATGGGTGAACAGATTACGTGTACGGGTAGACAGTATTTGAGACAAATGATTATGTGGTTTATGAATAGAGGATATAAACCTTTAGTTATGGATACTGACGGTGTTAACTTTTCCTCTCCTGAAGGTCGTGAGACCCATACTTATGTTGGTAAAGGTCTGAATGACTTGGTGGTTGAAGGTAAGACGTATGTCGGTACTGAGGCAGATGTTGCGGAATATAATGATATTTTTATGAGAGGAGAGATGGGGTTAGATACTGATGGTGTTTGGCCATCAACCATTAATGTTGCCAGAAAAAACTACGCCCTTCTAACTGATACGGGAAAAGTCAAACTCACAGGTAATAGTATTAAATCTAAAAAACTACCAACCTATGTTGCTGAGTTTTTGGATAAAGGACTAAGATTACTATTAGACGGTAAGGGTCATGAGTTTTTAGAGTATTATTATGAATATGTTCAAAAGATTTATGATAAACAAATACCAATTTCAAAGATTGCAAATAAAGCAAGAGTTAAGCAAACAATAAAAGAATATAAGGTACACATCACTAAAAAAACTAAGTCAGGGTCATTAATGTCAAGACAAGCACATATGGAATTGGCTATAAAACATAATATACCTGTTGGTCTTGGTGATACAATCTATTATGTTAATAATGGTGAAAGAAAATCTCACGGTGACGTTCAAAAGAAAAATATATGGAACGCAACCGCAGCAGAAAAGAGAAAATATAAAGCTGAACATGGTGTAACAATGCCTGCCGATGATGTTGAAGTTGTACTTAACTGTTATTTAATTAGCGATAAATATATAAGTGAGACACCTGATAAATTAGGTGAATATAACGTTCCAAGATATCTGGCGGCATTTAATAAAAGAATTGAACCTTTATTGGTTGTTTTTTCTACAGATATAAGAGACGAAATCCTTGTTGAAAATCCTGAGGATAGACCGTTTTTTACTAAATCTCAAACAAAGTTAGTTAGAGGATATCCTCGTAGAGAAGGTGACCAAGATACGTTAGATGAGGTTTTGACATTATCAGACACTGAAGTTAGGTTTTGGAATGATGTTAATATCAACCCCTATTATATGTACTTAGAAAATACTATGAATTTAGTAAACGATGAATACGTAGAAAAAAATCTTGGAATTATGAGTTCTTTAACCCATCAGACGACATAACATACCAACTATCATTAATAAATCTTAGTTCTACCGATGCAAACTTATCGAGTTCAATTTGTTCATATTGTTCATCGATGAGTTTGTTTGTTTTTATAACAGTATAACTCATAGATTTAATAGTAATATGTTCTGTTGTTTTTTCGTCTAAGTTAATCGTACATTTTTTTTCAGCAATATCGTTTTTAACTATAATAGAACCCTCACCTTTAGTAGTGTAATGAGTAGTGTTTTTAATTAAAATAGTTTCTGATACTGATTTTACCTCCCCATATATAACCTTTTTTATGGGGTATGATTTAATTATTCCCATAATTATTTTATATTATATACATCTGTCGAGGCAGTGCTCTATATTGTAATGATTTGTTTAAGTTTTCAGCTAAATTAGCTTCTCTTTCCATCATCTTGTCTGGTCTTAGTCTTTCTAATCTAGCCATTAACTCTTCCATTAATTTACTTTTTTCGTCTTTGGCTTCAGTTAATAACGAATCGTAATCCATAGTAACTTCTGAGTCAGGTGTTTTTAAGTTACCACTAAATTTACCCCTAACTCTACCTAATGTTTCCTTAACATACGCAACAAACCATTTTCTAACCCAAGCCTGTGCGGGATTATTTAATTCATCCCATTTCATTTCATCTATTGGTATATCTGATGGTAGTCTTACGATGTCAGGGTTTTTTGATAAACAATCTTCTCTGTCATCAGTTTCATAGTACCAATACCATACTCTGTATTCATTAAATTCAATATTACCAAAATCAAATTTACCTCCTGGAACATTATATAAATGAAGTGCCTTTTTACCTTCAGGTAATGCAGTTACTCTGTATGTTAATTCACCGGCAATTAGTCTTCTTTTAACGTTTATATCTTGCATTCTTAGTAGTATATCAAATGCAGGTGTAATCATGTAGTTACCTGTTTGACCCATTTGTGCGAAACCGGCACCACCACCAAGACCTACACCTCCCATACCTCCGAATCCACCCATAAATGGGTCAAAAAACGCGGCGTCTAATTCTGCTCGTGTAAACCATAAAAGTTCGTTTAATTCTCTTCCTGCAGGTATTTCGTATATTTGTTGGTTAGGTACTAATGTTATATAGTCTTTTTTAAGTACATAATCTCCACCAGCTTGTAGACCCACAATTTTAGAATATGAATAAGTATATTGGGTTTCCCAATCTAATGAACGTGTAGTAAATGCTCTTGTAACTGATTGTTCATCTAGGTTCATCCCATATAGTGATGTCCATTGAGATTCAATTAGCCAATCGTTAACATATTGTGCGTAATCTTGAATTGATAACTCAAGTAATGAGTCCATCATTTCATCTTCGACTTCAATACTACGTATAGGTGCACCTAAGAGGTGTTTTACACGAGTATATAATTTACTTCTTTGTGGTTCGTTGATTATTGACATATATACGTTTTCTTTATAAATATTAAGAAAAGTATATTTCTTTAAATATTATATTCAGATGACTCTGTAAAGACGTATCTACCGTTAATAATTTTTGTATTTTTATTTTCAAAAACTACTGTTCCTAATTTATTACTATGAAAAACTAAAAAGTCAGTTTTATAAGGTTTTACATTACCTGTACCATAAACGGTTACTTTACCATTTTGTTTTGTTATACGATTAAATGGTTTAATTTGCATTGTTTTAGTTTCCTCATTTAATTTAACTGTGGCGTCAATCCCTCCAATCATATCGTCTACATCTCCAAGTTCTCCAACTTTTTTAACGTTATCGGTTTTAAAGATATTTTTTAAGTTTACTACTGCGTCCACCTCTCTCTTATCTCCAAATTTATTGGTCTTATCAAGACCTGACATTATAGTTTTAAAAGTTTCAGAGTTAGAGTCAAACATACTGTATCTTAGTTCTATAAGGTATTTGTTAAGTCTATCAACTTCTACCAATTGTTCCTTATGGTTTTTATTATTAAAATTAATAACATCTATACCATATTTTTTTAAGTAGTTATTTGTATCCGTCACCAAAGTACAAAATGCTGTGTAATTTGTGTTTAATTTATTTATAACTGAACGACCTTTTTGTTCATAATCATAAACGCCGGACATTTGTCCTTTAGAATATTTATTTTTTTCATACCAATAATCTGAAAATACTTCTTTAAGGATATCCATTATAGTGTACATAAATCTCTTTTTTATTTCTGGATTGGTATTAAACAACCTTCTATATGTTTGTACTTGATTTCTATTACATCCCGGACTTGAACCTTCAGAGATTATACTTTTAACTTGATTAGTTTCATTAATTTTTTTATTAACTTGACTATTATAAAGTTCATTCACATAATCCCAATTAATAACTGACCAAAAATTTCTAATATATTCATCTCTCTTATTGCGATATTTTAAATAATATGCGTGTTCCCAAGTGTCTATCCCTAAAATTGGATATCCTCCATTTTTAACTACATTCATTAGAGGGTTGTCTTGATTAGGTGTGGACATCACTTTTAATTTACCTGATTTAGTAACTACTAACCATGTCCATCCTGAACCAAAGTTTTTTAATGATTCATTACTAAATATTCTTTTAAATTTAGAAAAGTCTCCAAAATCTTTAATAATTTTTTCATAAACCTCTCCTTGTGCTCTTTGTTTTTTTGGGGACAACATTTTCCAAAATAATGAGTGATTAAATACCCCACCAGCATTATCTCTAATTGTTTTATTGTATCTGGATATTCCTTTTATTAATTGTTCTAATTCAATATTACCGTCTATTCTATTTGATAGTGCGTTATTTAATTTTTTTACATACCCTTTATAATGTTTATTATAGTGAGTATCCATAGTTTCAGAGTCTATAAATCTCTCTAAGGCAGAATAAGAGTATGGTAATTTTTCAATACCTATTTTTTTCATTTCTGTTAAAATTTGTGGTGATTTTTGCGAGACAGTAGATTTAACTTCTGTTAAATGTTCTCGGCTTTTTAATTTATGTTCAATCTCTGAGATTTTGTTTTTTAATCTTTTGAACTTCATTTGTCTTTTTTATTATAAATAATAGTGAACAATAAAAATTTATCTTCTGACCGATATTTCGTTTATAATTTGTTCCATAATGTCTCCCTTACCTTCATTATCCCCCATTACTGTCTCAAAAATATTCTTTTTTTGTGACAAAATATCATATATAATTCCCTCTATTGAGTTTTCAAAAATAGGGTAGAATACTGATACGTTTGATTTCTGTCCGTATCTATATGCTCTATCTTCTGCTTGTGAATGGTCAGAAGGTACAAAGGATAAATCATTCATAACAACAGCTTCTGCTTTAGTAAGTGTTATACCTACACCTGCCGCTTTTAAATTACCAACAAAAACTTTTATTTTATCGTTTTCTTGAAATTGGTCAACCGAATATTGTCTCGCAGTTTTAGTCATTTTCCCGTCCAATTTTACAGCTTTTTTACCAAAGTGGTCTACAATTCTATTTAACGTATCTGTAAAGTTAGTAAACACAATAACCTTTTTACCTTGTTCGATTATATTTTCAACGATTTCACAAGTTTCTTTTATTTTGTTTTCTGCAATAACTTGTCTAACTTTCATCAACATTGAGAATTGGACAGTTAACGATTTTTTTTCTCGGTCATCTTCCATCCAATCATAGTATTCACCCATAAGTGCCTCGTAGTCTTTAGACTTTAAATTAAGGTATACGGGAGTAATAATTTTTTCAGGTAGGTCTAGTATGTCTTGTTTTAATCTCCTTAATACATGTGTTTTAGTTCTATCCCTTAACTCCAAAAGGTTAGATGAACCATTTACGTTCCAAACTTTTCTATTACCCACATTAAATTGGTACCCTTCACAATATCTGATAACATATGCCATCCAATTATATGCAACAGGAGATTCCACTAAATTTAAAAGATTATAATAATTTATTGGTCTTGAGGTCATGGGTGTACCCGTAAGTAACCATACTTTACCTATTGAATTTATAATGTCGTTAATTAATTTAGTTCGTTTAGCTTGTACATTTTGTATGTAATGAGCCTCATCTACAACTACTAAATCAAACCCTTCTTGTAGAATAATGGACTCTTCTTTGTTTTTTAAATCGTGGAAGTTTTTTAAAATATCATAATTAATAATAACAAAATCTGCACTTTCCCATTTCTTACCTTCAATAATTGATATGGTTTTATCTGTGTAATTTTCAATTTCTCGTTTCCAATTTATTTTTAAAGAAGCTGGACATACAATCAGGACTCTCTCTGCCCCTGACTCTAAAGCTGCAATTACCGTTGAAGTCGTTTTACCAAGACCCATATCATCTGCTAAAATATATTTATTGTGAGAAGCTAACTTTTCTATGGCTTCTGTTTGATGTTGTAGAGGAGGTCTATGTTTATATTTAGAATAGTCAATTTTAACCTCTTTAACTTCTTGAGATTTTATAAGCGCTACACGAGGTAACCAAAACGAGTGAAGTTTTTCACTTTCAAAAATTCTACCCCATATATGGAAAGATTTATCTTTCTCGACTAAAAGTTTTTCTATGTATATTTTTTCAGGGACTTTTGTGAGAAGTTTATCTTCCATCATTTTTTTACCAAAATAACTATCTAAATCAACCCATTTTCTTGCTATCTTAGGTACCCTACCGTGATAAGTGTTAATATAGTCCGCCTGTGCCCTTGTTAGTTTAAAGTGTTTTTGTTCTTTTAATTTTTTTTGTATGGATATAATATAATTGTTAAACCCATCGTATTCTTCTAAAATACGTTGCGCTCTAACTTCGGGTATTTTTGATAACTTATCTTTCTTACTTTCCATAACGAAATATTTATAATATAACAATAAACTAAGTATTTATCAATATATGAGTAACAGAAAGATACCTATAACGAGATTAGAGAAGTTTTTTGGGTCCGAAGATTTTGGTTTAGAACAAAATATGGGTCGAGAATGGCTTGAAGGCGATATGAATTTTACATTAGTATTATATCGAGTTGATAGACAAAAAACTAAAACTGATGATGTTTATGGTGAGACAGAAGAAGACGGAATTCAATTCTTACCTCCTGTAGAATTCAGGGGTTATGTTACTATTGAAACACCTGACAATCAAAATTATGCTAATTCTAATTTATCACAGATGGAGCCAGGTAATTTAAAAGTTGGTGTATATCAAGATACTTTAGATGAACTACAGATTGACATAGATTATGGAGATTACATTGGTTACTACGAAACTGAAGATAGGGTAAGGTATTACTCAGTAGTTAATGATGGTCGTGTTGTGAGTGATAATAAACATACTTATGGTGGGTATAAACCATTTTATAGGAGTATTATAGCCGCACCTGTAAATGATGGAGAATTTAGAGGAATATGAAAAAATTAATTAACGAAATAAATTTTATTAAAAATAGGATGTCTCATTTATGTGAGGAGGTCGTTGGAGAAAAAGTCGTTTGTGATGATTGTGGGTGGTCATGGGAACTAAGTAAAGGTGGTGATGACCCTTACGTATGTCATGAATGTGGTAATGATAATGAAGAAATTAATTATATAGGTAAAAAAGTTATGGTTTACTATAACTTACACAAACACACTTTTTCAGTTTCTTATAAGAATAAGATTGTTATATATGCCGATTACGTTAAGTTGAGTGATGTTGAATTTAGAGTAAGACAAGGTGGTAAAGAAAGAGTTAGAGATGAAATGAGAAAAAATGTTCACGCATTTGTCATTGGTACTCTTTTAGATTATTGTACTTACCCTTGTGAAAATTTACCTGAACCACCAAACGATAAAATTATAACTTACAATCCTTACAAATATGATTCATTTGTAAGAAAAGATAGTGAAGAACCTATATTTAATGCAAATGAAGTTGAGATGATTAACTCAAAAGATAAAGTCTTTTTTATTAGTGAAACAAAAAAATAATGGCACTACCTAAGAACGTAAAAAAACATTTACCCTTAACTCCTGATAAAATTTTACTACAAAGGAGAGAAGAACTTCTTGAACAAATTCAAGAGGACGGAACATATTTACCTAAATCTATATTACATGCAGATTTAGATAGAGGTATGTTAGATTTTGTAAAAGAAGATTTAGGTATTTCAGTTAGTGGTAAAAAAATTAACACAGTCGATTTAATTATTACAACACAGAATTGGGCTCAATTTACTGAGACTTGGAATTTTCAAGATTTAGATAAAAATATAAAACCCCCTTTTGTTGCGACAGTAAGAAACCCTGATGTAAAGTTTGGAACTAATCCATCATTACAGTATACAATACCAAATAGAAAACAATTTTATTATGCCAAAGTACCTACTTGGGACGGACAAAGAAAGGGTATGGACATTTACAAAATACCTCAACCTGTTCCTGTAGATATTACTTATAACGTTAAAATCTTTTGTAATAAGATGAGACAATTAAATGATTTTAATAAAAAGGTATTACAAACTTTTTCTTCAAGACAGGCTTATACTGAAATTAAAGGACATTATATTCCTTTAATTCTAAACTCTTCTTCTGATGAATCCGTATTAGAATTGGAGAAAAGAAAATACTATGTTCAAAATTATGAATTTTTAATGATGGGATTTTTATTAGATGAGGAAGAGTTTGAAGTGTCACCAGCAATATCAAGAACCTCAACCGTTTTTGAAGTTGAAACATTTAATAAAAGTAAGAGAGCGGAAAAATATCCGTCTAACCCTAAAAACTTTGATTTAGATATTTTATTTACAAGTGGAATAACATCATTAAGTGAAACTTATAGATATCAAGTTGATTTAACAATATTAGAGTCAACTAATGTTGACAGTTATTCCGTCTATATAAATGGTAATTATATAGGGGATGATGTTACAACTATAAAGGTATCTACTAATGACTTAATTAAAATTGATGTTATAAAAAATGATAACACTAAGTCTTCAGTTTTAAAAGCTAAAGCGAGACTACTTTAATTATTCTCCGTATATATCCCTAACTTCTTTACAATTTTCCTCTATTAGTTTTTCTAAGAACTTATATATTTTAAATCCGTGTTTTTCACAGTAACTTTTTAGTAGTTCGTGTGACTCAGGTGAAATTTTTATGTTTTTTATTTTACTCATCGGTGTTTTTTTAAAAGGTAGAAAAAAGGTAGAACTTTTTCCTACTCTTTATAAATATAGTCTTTACTTAATAGTTTTTTCATCTTTTTACTAATATTTATCTATAAATAAAACTTAAGAAAAAATTTAAACATGGCGACATCTAACAAAGTATTCGTATCTCCGGGTGTTTACACATCAGAAAGAGATTTAAGTTTTGTAGCACAAAGTGTAGGTGTAACTACTCTTGGTTTAGTGGGTGAAACAATTTCGGGACCAGCATTCGAGCCGATTTTCATCACTAACTTTGACGAGTTCCAATCCTATTTCGGTGGTACAAATCCAACTAAATTTGTGAATACTCAGATACCTAAGTATGAAGCAGCGTATATCGCTAAATCATATCTACAACAATCAAATCAATTGTTTGTGACTAGAGTACTTGGTTTATCGGGGTATGACGCAGGACCTTCATGGTCAATAAAAACTATCGGTAACTTAGATAGCACAGGGACAACCGTAACAGGTATACAAGGTGCAATTACACTTGAGTTCTCAGGTATTTCAGGAACATCTACAAGTGTTGTTGTTAGTAACTACGGTGCATTACCCGCTAACATTTCAGGTGTGATAAATCATCCTTATGAAACATATACAGGTGGTGAGTCCACTATTTCAGGTGATATTGAACAATATTTATATCAAGAAATTGTTAACTCAGCTTCATCAGGTCAGACATCATATTTTTGGGGAGCGGTAAGTGCTTCTACATATAATAGTATAATAACAGGGTCAACACCTAATTATACAGGTAATACAAATGTATTTGGAGTTGATAGTGTACAATTTGAAAATTGTGACTTAGACTCTTCAGTTAACGACCCTTGGTATTACGCATTATTCACTGCTAGTGGTGGTGTTTATGACGGTACAGGTTTTGGATTTGGTGTAACAACATTAGTTAACACAGGAGGTCTAAACTTTAGTGGTACCGCTCAGGTTTACATTACTGATTATAGTGGTACTCCTTATTCTGATTATCACGATGTAGTTGTTGGTACCTTACGTTCAAGAGGTATTGATACATACACAACGGATGATGGTCCAGTTTATGAGGTATCAGGTTTAACTGACGTGATGATAGATTGTACAGGAGCGTATTCTGCGATATCCACTAATCCTTTTGCAACATTTGCGATAAGTGGTCTTACAGCAGACAATGATACATTTAATTTTACAACTTCATTTAACATTGCAAATTCAAATTACATATCAAAAGTATTTGGTAAATCTAACTTTGCAAAACCTAAATCTGAAGTTCCATTATTCTTAGAAGAAGAATATTATAACTTACTAAACACAGGTTATAGACTTGGTAGGGTGAGAGGTCTTGATTGTTCATTAACGGCATTACCAAGTGCAAGACAAGACTTAGGTTCTAATACAAGTATCGGTTGGTATTTAGATAGGTACCAAACACCTGAAACACCATATTTAGTTTCCGAACTTAGAGGTAACAAAGTTTATGATATGTTTAAGTTCTTAACTATATCTGATGGTAATTCAGCAAACTTAGAGGTTAAAATATCAATAATGAATATTTCATTTAACAATGGAACGTTTGATGTTGTTGTTCGTGACTTCTTTGATACTGACGCAAATCCAGTAGTATTAGAAAAATTCACTAACTGTACTATGGACCCGAATCAAAATAGTTTTGTTGCTAAGAAAATTGGTACATCGAACGGAGACTTTGAATTGAGGTCAAGATTTATAATGTTAGAAATGAATGAAGATGCACCTATAGGTTCACTACCTTGTGGATTTAAAGGTTATCAAACTAGACAATATTCAGGAGTTAAATCACCATTCTTAGAGTATAAAACTAAATACGACACACCAGGTGAGGTTATATGGAATCCACCATTCGGAGCGGCTACGGGAACTGATAATGAAACAAGAAGTTCGGGTGATAAAGTAAGAAGAACATTCTTAGGTGTTTCTAATACCGCTGGTATTGACGCAGACTTCTTATCTTATAAAGGAAAACAAAATCCTACCAATTTAGCAACTGCTACTGATTCACAACCATGGGCTTACCTTACTAAAGGTTACCATATGGATTCAGGAGCAACGGTTATTTTAATTTCATCTAATTATGTAACTTCAGGTGAAACTGCATTTGAAGTGGGTAACGCAAGTTTCGATTCGGAACCTGATGAAAGTAGTCCTTATTATAGACTAAACTCTCGTAAGTTCACTGTAGTACCGTCAGGAGGTTTTGACGGATGGGATATCTATAGAGAATATAGAACTAATGGTGACAGATACCAATTAGGAGCAGCAGGATTTAGAGCAGGTGCAGCACCTTCTATAACTTACCCAACCGCAACAGGATGGGGAGCGTTTAAACAAATCACAGGTCCTGACCAATTAACTTGGGCAAATACTGATTATTACGCATACCTATGGGGTCAGTATACATTTAATAACCCTGAAGCGGTTAATATAAATGTATTCACAACACCAGGTATTGATTATGTTAATAATTCTAATCTTGTTGAGTCAGCAATTGATATGGTAGAACAAGACAGAGCGGATTCAATCTATATCTGTACTACACCTGATTATCAAATGTTTACACCAACATTAGGTGATTTCGACACTAATTTCATTTATCCTGAAGAGGCGGTAGATAATTTAGAAGACACAGGAATTGATTCTAACTACACCGCAACTTACTATCCATGGATATTAACAAGAGATTCGGTAAATAATACACAAATTTATCTTCCACCAACAGGTGAAGTTGTTAGAAACTTAGCTTTAACAGATAATATAGCTTTCCCTTGGTTCGCATCAGCGGGTTACACAAGAGGTTTAGTTAATTCGGTTAAAGCACGTAAGAAGTTAACGCAAGAAGATAGAGACACTTTATATGTAGGAAGATTAAACCCAATCGCAACCTTCTCAGATGTAGGTACTGTTATATGGGGTAATAAAACTACACAGATTAAAGAATCTGCACTTGACAGAATAAACGTTAGAAGATTGTTATTACAAGCACGTAAATTAATTTCGGCAGTAGCTGTTAGGTTATTGTTCGAACAAAATGACGAACAAGTAAGACAAGAATTCTTAGATTCAGTTAATCCAATCTTAGACAGTATTAGAAGAGATAGAGGTTTAATTGACTTTAGAGTGACAGTTTCTGGAACTCCTGAAGATTTAGACTCAAACACGTTAACAGGTAAAATTTATCTGAAACCAACAAGAGCACTTGAATTCATCGATATTGAATTCTTGATTACACCTACAGGAGCTTCTTTCGAAGATATTTAATATCTGACTATTTATTATATTGAGGAGGGTTAATTCCCTCCTCTTAGCCTATTAAACGTTTAAATAAAAAAAAGGAAATGGAATTTAAGAAAAAAGCACTTAACGAAGCGTTATCTATTAAAGCTAACGGAACTAAGTCTTTCTCTGAAAAACCTCAAAATATTGTAATTTCTGAGAATCAGTTAGAAAGATTAATTGAAAAACTTAATACTAATAAAGATAAGAAGTAATGAGTATAAAAAGGATTATTAGAGAGTTTTATCACGAAAAACAATTACGTGAAGGGTTTGACCCTGAGGGTAATCCTGATTTAAAATACTATGCTTTTGATTGGGACGACAATATCGCTACAATGCCAACTCAGATTATTGTTATGTCTGATGAAGGTAAAGAAATAGGTATGTCTACCGAGGATTTTGCAGATTATCGAGGGTTCATAGGTAAAGAACCTTTCGAATATAAAGGTGAAATGGTTGTGGGATATGCAGATGACCCATACAGAAACTTCGGTGTAAAGGGAGATAAAGCATTTATAATTGATTCAATGATGGCAAAACCAGGTCCTTCATGGAACGATTTTGTTGAAGCAATAAACGGTGGTTCAATTTTCTCAATAATAACCGCAAGAGGTCACACACCATCAGTATTACGTGATGCTATATATAATATGATAGTAACTAACCACAATGGTATTGACAAAGATATGTTAATTGACAATTTAAAGAAATATCGTAATATGTCGGGTGACGAGGAAAAAGACTCTTCAATAATGATTAACGATTATTTAGACCTTAACAAGTATTATCCTGTAACATATGGTGAGGGTAACGCTGCTGACCCTGAAGAGGGTAAAATAAAGGCGTTAAGAGAATTTATTTCATATGTTAAGGAAATGAGTGAAAGAATCGGTAAAAAAGCCTTTCTTAAGAATGATATAAAAAATAATTTTATACCTATGATTGGGTTTTCAGATGATGACCCAGGCAATGTAGAAAAGATTAAAGCATTTTTAGATAAAGAATATGAAGATAAACCAGTTAAAACGTATTTAACTAAAGGAGGAGATAAAAAAGAAGTTTAAATTATTAATATTTTATTTGCTCTAGTAGAGATTACTGAAAAAAAAATAAAAGTAAATAGAAAAACTTTCTAACTGGATATTTATAAATAAATAAACTAAAGAAATATAAAACCAAAATACAATGGCAGACTTATTAATGAAAATGCCCGTTCCCTATGAACCAAAAAGGAAGAATCGATTTATACTATCGTTTCCATCTTCATTGGGTATTAATTCTTGGTATGTTGAGTCTACATCAAGACCTAACATCCAAATCGGGTCAACTGAAATTCCTTTTTTAAATACATCCACATATGTGGCAGGTAGATTCGTGTGGAACACGATAAACGTTACATTCCGTGACCCAATTGGACCATCAGCTTCACAAGCTTTAATGGAGTGGGTTAGATTACACTCAGAGTCCGTAACAGGTCGTATGGGTTATGCTGCAGGATACAAAAAGGACTTAGACTTGGAAATGTTAGACCCAACAGGAGTCGCAGTCGAAAAATGGATTCTACAAGGAACATTCTTAACGGATGTCAATTTCGATAGTTTAGGTTATAGTGATGATGCTCTTGCTACAATAACAGCAACATTACGTCCTGATAGATGTATTTTGGTATATTAATATAAAATAGTATTGATTAAAAATCAATCAATCATATATTTAAGACCATAGGAGTCATTGTACTTCTATGGTTTTTTTATTATATAGACAATTATGGACCAAGGAAAACAATACGGACAAATGAATATGGACTTACCACATGACGTGGTACCATTACCATCACAAGGGTTATTCTATTCAAATAAGAAGAAATCTCTTAAAGTGGGTTATCTAACCGCTCAAGATGAAAATATATTATTATCGGCAGGTGGGGATAAAAACTTAGTGATGACACTA